CATTAATTTTTGTGTATCAATTTGAGCTTGAGCGTTTGCTAACTCTATTTTTTGTTGTATTAAAGCCTGACTCTTTTGAACCTCTGCTTGAGCTGCTACTTGTTGAGCTTGTGCATTAGCTTGGGCTTGAGCTTGTATATTTTGTTGCTGTATTTCTTGGTCTTTTTTCTGCTTGTCTATTCTTCTTATTTTTAATAATTGATTAGCCAACTTAAGATTTTTAATCTCTCTAAGATCAATAGCATCTGATAAATCAATCAACCCACTTTGTACAGCCGCTTGTATATTGTTTTCTAGTACAGCTCTTTCTTCTTCGTCTGGTTGTAACTCAATAAATATACCAAAATCATAAAGATATAAATCTTTCATTTCTTCTAATACAGCTACATTTTGATTACCTATTTTATGTATAAAAGCGTCTCTTGTTGGAGAATATTCTAATATATCTGAAATTCTTAATGATAAACCCTCACATAAATCCGATGTTAAAAACAAACTTCCGTCCAATATATGTCTTGTTGCTACATTTGAATTTGCTGCTGCCATTTTTTGTACGCCAACTAATGCCCTAGAATCTGGAGTACTTCCATCTCTAGCTTCATTCAATCCGGTTACATCACGGATCATTTGCATGTAGTAATTGTAATTACCAATTAGTGATTGCATTTTACCGCCTCCAGCTCCTGTAGTTATTTCTTGAATAGGAACTTTACCAGGATTCATATCACCATCTTGAGTGAACGATCTACCGATTACAGAACCTGTTTGAAAAAACATATTAAGCGCTTCTTGCGGATTGTAATTTGTACCGTTACCTAAATCAACTTCAGCCAAGCCGTCTGCATCAAGATAAACTCCATCCGGAACCATTCTTGACATTACCTGCTGTAATTTTAAATGAGTTAATTGAATCATATCCGCAAATCCAGTTATACGACTTACTATAGATTCTATTCTACCTCGATACATTCTAGGNGCAACCATACTATAATTCATTTTGACTTTAGAGTAATCACTCTTTGGTCTAATCATATTCTTAGCCAGTTCCCACTTAAGCATTCTTCCGCCAACAATCTTTACTCCCTCGTATAATACTTCAAGAGATTTAGATAACTTTTCAATACCATACTCCTCATATAATTCAGGCGGCGGATTAAATTGATCATCTTTAGGTATTATTTTTGCTGCTCCAGTTGCGGTTTCTTTTACTTTATAAACTTCATTAGTAAATGTTTTGTAATTAAAATACAATACCTGTACTGTATTAGAATCATCTTGATTTACGTTACTAATAGATCTATTGTAAAAACCGTTGTTACTAACTGACTGCCCAGCAATATCTTTTAATTCGTCATTAGTAAGCCAAGGGAATTCTTTTTTAAGTTCATTTAAGTGTACTGATCTTACTTCTCCTACATAATATATATCGTCAAAGTAAGGTGAATCTGTATATGACCAAACTAAGTTAACAGGGTCCACATATTCTACTTTAGCCCCTTCTGATTTTGTAAAAACATTTTTTACAGCACCAATACCTATAGTGGTTAAATCATAATTACAACGTCTTTTTATTAAGTCATAATTATTACCATCTAATAAGACTTTGATTGCTTGCTCTTCTGCAATCTCAACTTGTTGTTTATAAGTAAGTTGCATATGAAGATCTAACTCTTCTTTATTTTTAGGTAATGTTTCAGGATCATTTTCAAATAAGTTAACACCAAACTCAGCAGAAGCAAATTCATTAAGCTCTTTAGTTTGCATGTCTCTTATTAAAGACTCCATGTATCTTGTACGTTTATCCACTCCATAAGGATCCTGTGAATAAGCTCTTATATCAAATAGTCTATCAGAAATACCGTTAACTACTATATCTACAAATTTAGGTATAATAGGCACAGGTTTCCAATCCAAATTCAAATAAGATAAATCACCGTTTATAGATAACTCATCTTTATATTTTTGTATAGGCTGTTCGCCTCTAGCGTATAATCTTAAATTGTGAAAAGTAACTTGGTTGCTTTGAAACCTACTGCTATTACCTCCATTGGTATTATTGAACCACTCACTTTCTATAGCTCTACCTACAGTAGTACCATAATCCATGGACATCTTCTCCGCATCGCTAGCTACTTGGCTTGGAAAATAACTTGTTATAACTGACTCAGCCATATTTTTATTTTTCTATTAATTTTGATAAACCACCTTGGTTGGTGTATTTAGCTATTTTTAAACTTATTGTTTCTTTTTGTACTTGAGGTCTGGGATAATATAAATGTCTATTACAAGCCATTATAGCTAAGCCAGAACTTATGGCCGCATCAAACTTTGTTCTTTTATTTATATCAAAACCAGCCCAATCATTTAAAGTAGTATTAAAATACATTGCACCGTACTGACCATCTTCACGTAAACCTACGTGTTTGTCTATATATGTTTCGATAGCTGCCGCGTGTGCTTGTTTTATATCTTCACTAGAGTTAGGCATTCCACCAATTTCTCTTTCAGTTACAGATAATTTGTTCCACACTTTGTCAGGTCTATTCATTGAATACCCTCTGTATCCTCTTCTTTTAAAATAATACAACAATCTAGGTTTATTGTTTTCACATAATAAAGGCATTCCATAAAATATACAAGCCATTAACACATCTTCAAAAAATATTTCTGCGGTTTGTGGCCTAGCTATATATTCTAAAAAGAACGTATTAGCTGGAGCGTCTTCTAAGCTGAATTTTGTTAAACCGTGTAAAGCCCCTTTAGATCCGTGCCCATCTGTTGTTCCTGATATATCATAACTATCACAACCAAAGGCTCCCATATGTTCGTTACCTGGAGCTTTTAATCCTTTATTAATAACTTGCTTGTTTTGTAAATGCCCCCAGGAACCCAAGATACTAAAAATCTTCCAGATGGATTAGGTGAAAATTTAACCGTAGAATCTTTTATTCCATTTACCCATTGAAAGCTGCCTCTTGTTAATACATTTGTATTACCTAAATCCTCGTTGTAATCTATTTGTTCGTATATTTTAACTAAATTAAATATACTATTTTTTGTTTCATCTCTAAAAGCGTGTTCCTCTGTTCTCGGGAACTGTCTATAGAATTCATTTAAAGCGTCTTGATCAGACTTTAAACCTTCAGCTTCATTATTCCAGTGTTCGATAACTCCAACGTCTATAACGTCTCCGTATGGACCTACAACGTGCCCTTCCGGCGTATTAAATACAGGATGCCCATACTCATCAATAAATCCTTCGTAATTCCATTCCATCGGAATGAATAAAGAATATAAACCAGAAGCTGTTTGTCCGTTTCTATTTCTTTTTGTAACATCAGAGTTACTATATAATTTCTTAAAATTATCTCCTCCTTTATCTAAAGCGTTCGATGTACTACCCATCATACACTTACCTATAATTCTAGAACCTAGTCTTAAACACGTTTTTGTAACTCGCCAGTTATTTAATATATTGTTTGGTCTTTCCCATTTACCACTTTCATCATGTACTAGTAATTTTAGTTTTTCTCCATCATAGGCGTTGTCACCGGTGTTTTTCCAGTCGACGGTGGTGTCGAGCCCATCCAACGTTTCGGTTTTAGAGGCTTTGGTAATGGACTTTCTGGTAAGTTTGGACGCGGGGACACGATAGGCAAGTTCCGTTTTCGGCCTGTCCATACCGTCTTGTATTGGTTTGAAGAAGAAGGGATAGTTAACAGAAATGGGTACAACCTTATCTGTGAACATTTTCTTAGCATCGGCTCCAGATTTGGACAATATCCCAAAGCGTGAGTCCGACGATATTGTAGCCATGTTAACCGTTTCCCCAGACGCCATGAATGAAAAGCCAGAACGTCTGTTTTTGAGATATGACATTCCATAACATCTGTTGTCGCTTTACAAGCTTCCCAGAATATGTAGAATAATCTGTTTGACTCCCTAAAGTCTGGCTGCCCAACATCAATCTTGGACCACTGCAAGTACATAAAGTGAGTACCAGTAATGTAAGTAGCCAAGCCTTTATTATTGAACCAATGGCCGTTTTCCCTTTTATTAAATTGTTCATCTATATAGCTTTCCCATTTTAGTTTAAATGACTCTGGATAATCCCTCCAATCAAATATGCTTTCAATTGATTTTAATTCTTTAGGGTATTCTTCAGGAGTCCATTTTTTATTTGTTTTATCTACACTAGGCGGAACTTTTGGCAAAGCTATCTTTAAATTTTGTATATCGTATATTTCACCAATTTGCCCAGTCTTACTTATAACAACGATGTCGTGTTCTTTGTTATATCCATATTCCCACTTTTTAGCTTTATTAAGCCTTGATATCGTGGTAAGCTTTACTGGCGTTATAATCTTATATAATGTTTGTTCGTACATTACTTAGATCTTTTTTCAGCAAATCCTTTAAAAGATTTTTCTTCTTTTACTTCCGCTGGTTTTTCGTCAATAATATCTTGTTCAAGTTGTATTCTTGTAAGGATTTCAAAAGCATCAAATATTGCTAGCTTTTTAGTAGCTGCTGCGTTTTTTAATCTATCAGCAGTTATGTCATCTCCGGAATCAACAATAGCTTCTTTGGCTACTTTAATTAATTCCTCAACTGCTTTATGCCCAGCTTGGATTATACTCTTCTTCGTTTCCTTGATATTCATATTTAATTGTGATTGAATTTGTGGGTACTCTATAAATTCTATCGTTACCGATTACAAATTCATATTCTGCCCCAGGTCTAAACCCGACTAGATCTCCGTCTTTTAATCCTTTTAGTTCAGGATCTTTGAAGTATAAAACGCCAACACCTTCTTTCTCTTTATCTAATGAAAATGATTTTGTTTCTTTTATAGGTTTTACGAAATTAAATCCTTTACAGCTTTGCCAGTTGCTTTTTCTTTTGTAAGCATAAACCTGATCTTCAGTTGCAAAGTATATATTATCTTTATAGTAAGATCTACTATTTTTTTCGTCACCTCTAATGTCTCTAAAACGTCTAAATACATTGTGATGCACTATTACTTGATCACCTTCTTTTATATCAGTATCTGATAATTTAGGTACGGATATAACCTTAGCTATTCTATTTGAATAATTATGATTTTGTAATTCTGTATTTAACAATAATTCATTGCCTTCAATATTCTTTACATTGTTATATCTTTCACCTATAGGCTCTATGATAAAATTAATTAATGACTTCATTAATATTGCAAATCATATTCTACTGCAATTGCCATATTTTTATTAAAATCTTTCCATGGCATTATCTCGTTATTCTTTTCTATATATATTGAGTACTTAGTATCTTCTTCAATTATATTTTTTATGGTATGACCACCATACACTTCCTGTCCAACAGAGTAGTGCATGGCATCATTTTTGTAGTCTTTACCAATACTTATCTTTCTAACTATCTGATTCATTTTCTTTGATTTCTCCATTTTGGATATCAATAGAAACTTGACCATAAGTCTCTTCTAGCTTTTTTTGTGTTTCACCTAAAGCTAATTTTGCTTGTCCGCCTAATAAAATAAGTTCTTGCTTTTGCAATTCTAAACCACCAATTTGCATTTGCACTTCATTGATTTTACCAATTACTTCTTGTAATTCTTTTAATTCTACTTCTGATAACTTTTTTGACATTTTTATTAAATTTAATTGTTTATATTATAAGTATATAGTTACTTGTTTTAGCTAATTCTTAATGACATGCAATCATCAGAGTCGCTGGGTTAGAACTTTCTACTAACACATAATCAACGATTACTGGCAAGTATGTTCCTGCTTGTACTCCTTGAAAAGATACTGCTTGAGAAGCTAAAGGTGTGTTATCAACTCCTGTAACTGTAATCACAGCCATAGAAGTACCTCCTGATATTCTAAGTGTTTGACCAACAATATAGCCACTACCTGTGTTATTTAATACAGCGGTAACAATTGCGCCATTGCCATCTACTGTAATATCTACAGTTAAACCCGTTGCGTCGGTGCCATCATCATTTAATGTTGCTACTGCTGCTCCTGTAGTATAACCTACTCCAGGCGATGTTATTGTAAAACTTTCTACAACACCACCAAGCGTGCTTGATAATATTGCTTTTACCGTTCCAGTACCACCAACCCATAAAGAAGCTTTGTTAAGATTCGTCGATGCGTCTATTGTATTGCTCGGTGTTACTACCTTGCCAAACTCTATAAAGTCTGGCTGATTTAAAAATTGTCCCATTATTTTTGTTTATTTTTTATTTATTTTTGTTGCTTTTTCCCAAGTTCTTCCTACAAAATAAGCTCCGTAAACAGTAACTAATAGTGTTTGAAATATAGGTATATACTCTTTTGCTATTTGAAATTCTCCAATGTTTCCATCTGTGAACGCTAAAGCTGTAAATATAACCGTTATATATATAAGTATTAAAGGCCGAATATTTTTTGATAAATAACTGTCACTCGCCATGTCTGACTTCCAACGATCAGTAACTTGTATTTGAGCATTGTTATCTGCCTGCTCTAATATTTCTTGAACCTGCTTTTTAATAATAAGCTTTTCTTCTTCGGTAGTAGTTAGCTTGTCAATAGCGTTGCCTATCTCTTTAACAACGCTACCTGTGAGCCATTGAAATAACTTTTTCATTTAGTTTTTTATCTTAATAGCATCTGCTGCTTGACCTCTTTTCTTAGTGGCTTTTTCTTTTAAGCGTGTCTCTTTTCTTTTTAATCTTCTAGCTTTACTCAAATTACCATTTTCTAAAGCTTGTTGCCCTCTTAATCTTGTTCTTGCTGCTTTATCACTTGCTCTACCTGCTGAGCTTGCTTTCCTGTTAGCTTTGCGTACGCTTTCTTTGAAGGCTTCTCTGTTTTAGTATTACGTTTTACAACTTCTGCTTCAAGTTGTTTTGGATCAAGCTTTGATGTAATTTCAACTTTCTTAATTCCTTCAGGCTTTATTGTAGTTGCTGCTTTAACTTTTGGTCTAGACCCGTAGCTATCTTTAACATCCCATCCTTTACCAGCTTTCTTAGACGCATTTTGACGTTTAGCTTCTTTTATGTAAGTAGCTTTGTCCATGTTCTTATATCTCTTGCCTCTTTTTTCGTAAGCTTGGTCGTATGAAACTTTTTTAGTTTTAGTGGTTTGAGTTTTAGTAGTGTCTACTTTAACGTCTTCTTTTTTCTTAGCCCTAGATTTATAAGTACCACTGGCTTTAGCCATTGCATATTCTTTAGCTGTATACCCATCAGTGCTACCTGCTTTATTTTTTTTATCGTAGTCGTATAGGTTTTTCTCAAATGACTTAATTCTACCCGCTTGTCTTACACTTCTATTCATTGCTGAATCCATTTGTCTAGGATTAACATTTTTAGAAGCAGATTTTGTATTTGCATTTAAAGTAGATACATCTTTTCTATATTGATCT